ATGAATATTTCAGAAGAAAAAAAAGTCATTTACCATCTTATGCAAGCAATTATGACTGAAAGACGACAACTAACTGAACAATATTTTGACTTAAAAGAGCGATTAAATGAGCTTAGTCAAACTAACACGAATGTTCACGAAAATAATGAATATTCGACAATGAGACAAAATCATATTAAAAAAGAAGATATTGAGAACGCTAAGTACTTATTAGCAAAAAAAGAAGGAAAATCCTACCTTCCTTACTCAAAAATAGCATTACAAATTTCTCATCTTCTTAAAAGTCATGGTGTGCCACTAAGTAATAAACAAATATATGAAAAATTGATTAATGATTTTCAACTATCTATCAACTACTCAAATTTGACGAACAATATTTTACCAAGAATGAATTCAGATTCTTCTATAAACGTCGAGAAAGTGACTCGAGGTTACTGGCAGTATAAATTAAATAATTAGTAAAGGATGATTCAATCATGAAATCAGAAGTTGAAGTTAACTATTTATTTGTTAGTTATGTACAGCAATCTATTAAAAATTCTGCCAGTGCTTGCCTAAAAAAGAAACAAAAATATTCTCATACCTACTTTCCAACTGATTCATTAGAAGATATTATGAGAAGCAGTATATCCGAATCTTATTTATCTCTTGATTTTATCTCAGAATCTGAAATTATGAATCTAGAAAATTTCGCTGAGAACGAAGCGCTATCTAGGGCTATTGAACAACTAAACTTCAAAGAAAAAAAACTACTTTATGAAAAATATATTCAATGTAAAACAGATAGTGAAATTGCCCGAATTTTTGATATCAGCCGTCAAGGAGTCTCTATATTCAGAAAAAGATTATTAAAAAAACTTGAGGTATTTTTAAAAAGATAATCAATGGTGTAACAATCGTGCTCCCCCTTCCTTCTTTCACCTAACATTAAGGAAGGGGGGATATAATGAAAAATTTCTTACCACTAATTGAACAAGCCAAAAAAGGGGATGAACAAGCTATGGAATTGTTACTTAAAGATTTCAAGCCCTTGCTAATTAAAGAAGCATCCAGACAAGGCTATTTGGATGAAGATTGCTTTCAAAACTTAACTGAAACTTTTATAAAAATAGTCCGCAATTTTGATCCAGAAAAATACCTTGGTTAAATTAGAGAGACAGGCTACTTTGCCTGTCTCTTTTCTATCTTTTTTGAAAAAAATCAGAATTATGTTGCTTTTATTTCTTCTTTTTCCAATTTACTTATAGAAACATTGTTCTTTGATAATTGAATAATCTTCTATCAAATACGTTTTCTTTGTATTGAGCAACGCTTGAAAAGCGCCATGACCGTGTATTTTATTGCGAGCGATTTTTTTCAAGCAAAGTAGACTTGTCACCTACTGCCACGACATGCAAAGAATATAATGATACTTCTGTAAAGCTCGCCATAAACTGGGGAGAGGTGAAACTCCTATGATATCTTTTGACAAAAGATAATTTGATAGAAGAAAAGAGACAAATTTACAGATAACTATTTAAGATATTGAAGCTTAAACACATATTTCTATTTATCCAATTTATAAAATCAAAACGATATTTGTAAGAAGTAAGATTTTAACTCATCAATATTTTTCTAGGAAATGGGAGCTGGAAGTCTTATAATCAATATACAGTATTTGCTTCTAGCTCGCATCCCTTGAAACATATACTATATCTGAAAGAAAGGTTGAATAAAATTTTATTGATTAATTTTGAATATTCTATTAGTCTCAGAAAGGAAATTGCCTATGAATACTCCTGATAAAGTACCTTTGATTCTTGGTAGATATGTGAACCAACAAACCTTAATGAAAGAGCTGCATATTGGTTTCGACACGTTAAAAATGCTTCATCTAAACGGTTTAGAAGCGGTTATTATCGGGAGACAACATTTATATGACCTAGAAGACTTAAAGAACGTTTTAAATCAATTAAAAAGCGCTGAACATAAATAGGGAATAAAAACGAATATTAAAATCTTACAAACAACAAAATATCCTAATCCAAATAATGAATTAGGAAGGAAGATTTTATATGTCAGTATCTTTTAAACAATACACTAAGTATAATCAAAAGCTTTGGAAATTCCAATGTTACCTTGGAAAAACGGAATTTGGTGAAGAAGTACGCACTACTAGAAGTGGTTTCCAAACAAAAAAAGAAGCCCAGCAAACTTATCGACAGTTACAACTTGATTTTGATAAAAATAAGTTAAAGATGAATGGTAATATTACGTTTAAAGAGCTTTATGAAGAATTTATTGAACAATATCGTTTAAAAGTAAAACCATCTACTATCATGATAACAAGAAGAGCGATTGAAGATCATGCACTTGAATACTTCGGAAATAAAATGCTTAAAGACATTTCAGTCCGATTTTGTACTCAAGTCAATCGTCGCTGGATAAGAGATGGTTATAAGCAAGCTTATTATTTCCGCAGGGCTGTTGCTCAAATTTTACAATATGGTGTTCAACAGGAATTGATTCTTGAAAATCCCATGCGTAAAACTGAACCAATCAAACGTCAAGAAATTGATGAACATTTAGTCGCTACAGAAACAATGACTGTTTATACACCAAAAGAATTAGCTATTTTCTTGGAGTCTTGTAAAAAACATGGCAATATGAAAATCGAAACCTATTTTCGTATTTTAGCCTACACTGGTGCAAGAAAATCTGAAATACTTGCCTTAGAATGGAACGATATTAATTTTGATAACAACAAATTAACAATCAGTAAAACATTGGCAGAAGTTGAGTACGATCCAAAATCTAAAAAAACTAAAGTAGCCAGTCAAAGCGCCAAAACAAATGCCGGTAAAAGGAATATTTCAATTGATTTAGAAACGATGGCTATGTTACAGGAATGGCGAACTAGACAGCAGTTTGAGTTTAAGGTTTTGGGAATTAGAGCAACGAATAAGCATCAGCTAGTCTTCCCTAATAAAGATAATCTTTTTTGTCGCCCCGGTCAGCCAAATGACTGGTATGATGTCATAGCGACTAAGTACAACTTAAAACGAATTACACTTCATGAATTTAGAAAAACACATGTCTCTCTTTGCGCAATGGCTGATATGAACTTAGAGGATATTATGTACCGAGTTGGTCATAAAGATTCTAAAATGACTCGTCAGGTCTATAACTACTTCTATCCTGAACGTGAAGAACGCAGTGCAGATCAATTCGCACAATTCATTGAAAAAGAGAAATATTTATTTTAATCGCTGTTGTAGTTAGTTTTGTAGTTAGTTTGCTTTTACGAAAAAAAGAAGCACTAGAAACATTGATAAATCAACGTTTCTAGTGCTAAAAAAGGCTTTAGCCAACACTGCCTTCCATCTAAGGAAAACACTTTTAAGTAATCGTAAATACTGCTAAATAGAGCTTCATAGTGACATTTACAATATATAAATTTCATCTATTAGTATCTGTTTTTACAAATAGATAGCATATAGATAGCTTTTTAGCTGGGGGCATTATTAATAAAAACATTAATATAGACTGCTTCTTTCATTTCATTTTGCCCCTCAATATATATTTTCCTAGCATTAAAAAAGTAGTAATGAAACTCATTTTGAACATCTTGTTTATTTAAAACTTGCTTAACCTGTAATACTTTTGTCTCCCTTGGCGATAAGCTAATGTAGTCTATTACATTTCGTTTATCATCACGTAACTCATTCATAGTATCTAAGCTTTCATTATTTTGATTTATAAATTCATACCTCATTTTTAAATTATATATTGTTTTTGGAAAATCAGAAGGATTATAAAATAATATTTTCCCCTCAAAAAGTAATTTCTCCGCTTTCTCAAAATCTTCTATACTAATAAATTTTTGATAGTCATCATAATCACCGTATGCTATTACTGATTCAAAACAATCTCCAGTTATATTAGAATAATTTTTATTATCCCTTGCTAACCAAAGTGATATAATAACTGCTCCTAGAGTGCCAATAGCACTCAACCATTCTACTAATGAGCCTTCTAAGGTATACCTTACCCCGAACACCAATATAATTATAATTCCACCTATCATCCCACCCAGAAACTCTTGATATCTTATTTCTTTTCTGTTTTTCACTTGATCACTCCTTAAAATAATTATACACAAAAAAACACACCCTGTTAAGAGTGTGTCTTTCCTATTTATATTCCTTCCCGATAATCACATCAAATTCTTTTCTGCTTGTATCTGGGTTATACGTCACAATATTATAGTCTTGTTGCTTCCATCTTATTTTTAATTTATTTGTTATAATAATAGGTTGACCACTTCTGATTACAAATGTAGTCGTTCCCTCGTATGCCGTTCCATTATTTACATATATATCCTTTATCATACTTGTTTTAATCATTGCCCAACATGAATGTAAAATTATTGGCTCATCTTCGCCCGGCTCGAAACCACCACTTGGTTTTATTTCTAATATATCAATCCTTTCATTAAGCTCACTAACGTTATTAATGAGTGCCATAATAAGCACCTCGCATTTGTTGAATCATAGCTTGTACAGTGACTGGTAATCGTTCACTACTGGCTTCTTGACGGTTCAAATACCAATGTTGGACTAATAAACTGACAGACCACTCGAATTGCTCGTAGCCCTCTATAACGCCTTCTTTATCGCTCGAATCAATGGCGCTAATAACATATTCTTTAGCCGTCATGATTAAACCTTCAATCATTTTATCGTCCATCGTGTGATCAATTCTTAAACTGTTTTTAATATCTTGTAATTCTAACATATTAATCTCCTTTCAAATGCGGCGACATCGCCACATATAGATAATCAAATAAAGGTGCGTACCGCTAAGTACACACCTTATTTTTTTATTCGCCTACTGCTGGGGTAAATTCAATATAACGTGCCGCTTCTCCATCTATTTTCTTGTAGTCATTACGGACAATGACCGCTAGACCTTGAGAGTAGTAATCAAATTTCTCCCATTGAGTTGTTACTTGGTTACGTCTGGCCACGAATACCGCTTGTTTTAAGTCACCCATAATCATTGGGAAAGCTTTACCATTGTTAGCTAGTTGCTTATCACTTACAACTAACATAGGCGACCCAAACAATGAGTAGCCACTTGGTGATGTGACATCAGGCTGTAAGATATAACGTCCGTCACTATCTTTTAGTGTGTCCAAGTGATTAAAGCCTGTTTGGTTTGTCATAATCATTTTATTTAACGCTGGATCAAGTTCCACATTGTAAACTTTCTTTAAATCATCTAAACTTGCTGCGGGTACTTTTTTGAATGTTTTAAGCAAGTCAATGATATGCTTGTTGTCAGTATTATCGACTAACTGAGTGAGTTGAGCTTTCACTTCTGCCACAATATCAACTACGGCGTCTTCTACCACTTCATTGGATAAGGCAATCTTGCCTGCTCGTGTTTCAACTTTGTAATCAACTTGCGTAAACATATCAGCGTCAATGTCTGCAATTTCTGCTAGTTCTGCTTTAGTAGCTAAGATGGCTTGTTGATTAGTTGCTACTGGGTACTTCCCTTCACCATTTGAGACTTGTTTCACTGTCACGAATTGGGCTAAGTTCGTTGTGGCACGTTTTAGGTCAAAGACTTCACCGGTTACATCTTTTGGAATAACCACGTCCGTATTAATGGTAGTTAAGCCGTCTCTTACTTCACCGTGTGAACGGATATAGTCCTCAAAGCTTCTTAATTCTGTTTTTTCTGTGTCAATTAATGTTTTTTTCATAATAATTTCCTCTTTCTTTTTATCTGTATTTTTTGTTAAGAACTGATCATATGACCGAGTGTCTACTTTTACATTGGTGTCATCATAGGCTGGGACGGTCACAATGGAACACTCCCATAAGGATTGAATTGAATTAACTTTTCTGATAACTTCACCATCACGTTTTTCAAATTCATCCCCATCTTCACCTACTTTAAAACCAAAACTCATAGAATCAGTATTACCTGCTTTGATATTTTCATACACATCATTGGCATAACTTGTATTAGGAAGTGTCGCTTCAAATTTCAAGCCTGTTTCATCTACTTCTAGCTTCAATGTACCGTTCTTGACTCTAGCTAGTGGTTTAGAATAATCATGCCCCACTAATAAAACCACATCAGATAAATCAGTGTCTTTTAAGGCATCTTTTGTGATAACCTCTTGAAACCCTCCTAAATCTTTACTAGGTGTGTCAAACTTCAACGCATACCCATTAATCATCTTCCCCTTTTTTTCGGGATCACTCTCTGCTGCCGTTTCGTCCGGTACAGCTGCTTCTTTTGATTTTAATTCTGCTTCATCTGTTAACCGTTTTTCTTCTACTTCTTTACTCATCTACTGTATTCTCCTTTCTAAATTGGTAAGTGTCTAAGTTGTCCAAATGCGTGTAGTTTAAGCTAACTAGTAGCCTGTCTCCGCCATCTGCTTTTGGCAACCCTATCTTTTTACGCCCCTCATTAATGGTTAAGAGTGAGCCTTGTACTGCCTTAATTGTGGTTTCTAAGACTGATTGCGGGTCAGTTTCAAGTAAACGATCCGCATTAAAACGGACACTCAACTTTTTATCATCTAATAACTTGCTTCTAATTTCTGTAGTGAAGACCGAGAAGAAATGAATGAGCGTATTTTGCAAGTACATTAAATTAGCTTGAACATTACTTGAATGTTGCTGCTCCACTCCCAAACGATCAGTACTAATGCCAAACACTTTAGCAATTTGTTTAGTCGTCCAATCATTAGAATTTACCAGCTTTAACACTTCTGTATTAATCTCTAATGTTTTATAGTCCATCGTTTCATCTAATATGATGGTTCGTAATGAGTTTTCGCCATCGTTTGAGCCGTTAGCTTCTTCAAATTTCTTTCTGATTGCTTCTTTAGCCTTACCATCTAAGTCCGACTTATGAACGGTTAGAATACCGCTGCCGTTTACGCCTTTAGAGAAGAAATTATACAAGGTATTGTTCCCTGCTTCTTGGACATTCAACTCATCTTTTAAACTGTGTAAAGGTGACAACCCAACAATCCCATCTTGTGAGAAATACTTGAAATGTAACACATCATGGGCAGCTAATTTTATACTGGCAGTGCCTTCTTTTTTCTCATAAGTCAGTGTGCCATTTTCATTTTGAATTAAACTTACTTCTGAATTAAGCAACAATCGTAGTTCAGCAACTTCTTCACCATTTCGGATAATTTCAGCAAAACTATTACCGTTTAAAAGCATATTAGCTGCTAAAGCAAACTTAAAATGCCATCCGTCCATCAATTGATTAGGTTTAACATTAATCAAATAAGATAATTTTGCTTCTTCCTCTACTAAACCACTTTTGATAAGTTGTAACTCACTTGACGCAATGTCACTGGCAATCACTTTAATAGCTGTAAAAACGTCACTGTTTCTTAATGCCCGAATACTTGTAAAGTCTGATTGATTGTCACTTGTCAGACTAACCACACTATCAAGAAATGGATCGCCTGTTGTTTTTTTTATACTTCTTGCTTTAAAAAGTGCCACGTATTTACCTCCTTTCTTAATAATTGTTTAATGTTAACGCAACGCCTATGAGTGTTATCCCTAGTGCCAACAAGCCCCATTCCATACTTGTCAGCAATGTAATAGCACTAAGTACAATCACAAGACCGATTAAAAATAGTAGCGTGTGAATATGGTTAAAAACTAAAGTTTTCAGATGTGTAAAATTCATTATCAGCTTCCCTCCCTTCCGTTTCTTCAAAGTAGAACATTGCTTCTGTGTAGGCATTCATCAAAGCGACAATAGGGTCAATTCGATTTGAGTTTTTCGCCTTATTAATTTGAATGCCGTTATTATCTTCCTTTAAGATGGCATTATTCACGGCATGAGTCAGTAACTTATTCGCTGGGTGTAACAACTTCCCATCGTATAACTGCTCTCGAAACGTTCTTGTTGGTGTGTTCAGTGTCCTAGCCCCTTGCCTTACTTCAATTAACGGATAATTATTTTTCTCAAAACGACTAATTAAACTGTTGGCGTTCCAAGAATCGTAACAAATACCTAGTACATTCAAGTCGTTTTCTTGTATGAAATCAATCAACCAACGAAAGACTTCTTCATAGTCGATAATGCCACTTTCTAATGAAGTAATGGTACATTCTCCTAGTTTTTCACGTTGGATATAGTCAATGCCATCACGTCTTATTTTGTCTTGTAGCCCGTACTTTGTGCCTATAAACGAGTGACTATCACAATACAACTGATTATCTTCAAGTGGTACTATCCAAGACAAGCTCGTTAAATCATTGGTTTTTGATAAATCAATTCCCACATAAACGTCTTTACCTTGAATATTCTCACTTTCAATTTCAGTAGCATTCCAATCTTCGGCTGCGACGTAACTATCATCTGACGCTTGTAGCCATAAGTTAAAGTTCTTCACTAGCACCGAATTTAAGTTATTTTGCTTGATACCTAATGCCACATCATCACGTATCGCCTGAATCATCGTTTGCTTGATCGCTTCACTTTCAAAAATAGGATTAGCTTTAATGTATAACCTCTCATCATGAATTTCTTCCTTGTCGTCAAGTTCCCATATAGCAATGAAGTAACGATCAGCTTCTTCTTTTGCTTCTAAAACTTTAGTAAGAAACTCGTATTCCTCATACATTGGAACATTGATATTAAGTCCTGCTGTTGAAACAACTGCAAGTAATCCATTTTTTTGATTGCCCATACCTGATTTAATGACGTTGTAGACTTTCCTGTCCTTTGCTTCGTGCCATTCATCTAATATGGCTGTCGTAGCTCCAAAACCGTCTAGTGTACTTGTTTCAGACGCTAAAGCTATGGCAAAGCTATTACTATCTAAATCTGTAATTTGTGAGTTCAATATTTTTAATCGCTGCCGCATATATTTTGATTGCTTCGTTACTTTACGCAAACCGTTTGCCATCATGTTATAACCAATTTTGGACTGCTTTAAGGCATTAGAAACAAATAGAATTTGCCTACCTTCTGCTGGCTCTTTCTCCATAAGTAACGCATTTGAACCCATACCACTCACAAGATAAGTTTTCCCATTCTTACGGCTCATTGAGATAAACGCTCTATTATACCGTCTGTTCTCTGTTTTTTTCTCTCGCCAGCCATTGAGTTCAGCAATTAACCACTTTTGAAAGAGCAACATGTTTATTTTTTGTCCGTCAGTCCCTGGCAACATTTCCATAAAATGAATTGATTGGTTAGCAACTTCATTATTGAAATAGTAAGGAAAGTCGGCTTGTTCAGACCTTTTTAAATCATTTTTAAATCGAGTGACCGCTTGAATGATTTTTTGACCGGCTATAATATCCCCAGCTAACACCTTATCAGCGTAATCTAAGGCAAAGTTAACCGTCATTTAGTAACCTCTCGAAAGGATCACTCGGTTTTTCCGTTTTGGCTTTATTTAGGGCAAGTTTTGCTCTGGCTTCTAAAGTCATACCTAAAGAGCTGGCAGCTGATTTTAAATCTTTCATTGCTTGAGACTGTACTTTAACCGCTGGGTTAGCCTGTGTGATACCTGTTTTATCACTGGTGACAAACGTACCAAACTTTCTAATCTCACCTTCTGCCGTTTTTATCCTTGAATAAGATAAACAGTACGCAACTAACAAACTGTAATCTGTTTCAGAAATAGGGAAATCTTTTTTTAAGACTGGTATTAGTCGATTCCATTCACTAACTGCTGACTGGGGCAACCAACTAGGGGGGTGACTGATTAACGGCTGTTGTTTAAATAACTCATTTTTCGCTTCTTTTCGTTGTGATCGTTCCTCTAATGACAAATGCTGTCGTGTACCTTCTAATAATTTAACTGGTTTAGTCATAATTATTCTCCTTTCTATTTTTTATAAGCAGTTTTTCGCTGGTCTCTATCGTGTCAGAGGGCTGCATTTTCATACTTCTGCTTTATTCAGTTTTCAAGGAACTAAAAAGGATGCACTACCAAATGAAAACAATCATCTAGTAATACATCCTTAGCTTTGCTATTTAGGTGTATATCAACATATTTTTTTATCGTTTACCGTTCTAATATTGGTGACTTTCCCATTTCTGACAGTGATAATAATTTCGCCGTAATTAGGTAAGCTTATCTGTTCTTTTGTACCATCTGTAGACGGTACTACTATTTTTTCATTCATATAACTCCTACTTTCATTATACCACTTGCGATTACATTAGTAAACGGTAGTAGCTACTAACAACTTACCACCAATAACTTTGGAATAGGCTTATTTTGAAAAAGAAGGTATCATCATCGGTTCTTTAGAACCCGAACCGACGGGGGCATTCCTTAGTGGGTGTCTCTTTTTTCTTTCTCACGCCTCATTCTTTCCCTTTGTGTCTTGCGGTTATGGTGGAAGTGGCACAGTGAGCGGTAGTTTGATTCATCTAACCGCTTATCCCAATTATCTCTTAGCTCCACTGTATGATCCACTACGTCAACTTTACGGATCGTTCCTTCAATTAAACAATCTTCGCAACAAGGTTGATTTATTCTATATAGCTCAGACGCTTTCCGCCACGACTTGGAACGGTAGAAGGCAAAGTATCTACCTTCCTTCTCTTTACGTTCCCAGTATTCCTCTTGATGATAAACTCTCTTAGGTTGATGTTTGTCACAATAAGTTTTATCAAAGTCTATCAGCTTCCGACAACCTCCACCATTACATCTAATTTTGGGTTTCATTAAGTCCTTTGTGTTTTCGATAAATTTCTCTGTCTGTACCATCATCTAATAGTTCAACTGCTAACCTCAAAGCTTCACGTACCTTATGTTCGTAATTCTCATCAGACTCTCCGTAGATTGAAAGCCTTAGTAGTTCGTCAATTAAATCCATCGCTTCATCGTATTTTTGTTTCTCAATGTTTATCATTATTTTCTCTCCTTTAGTTTATAATTCTAATTCTTTTTCCATCCAGTCCACAATTACTTTAATATTATGAGCAGCTTCTTCCTCTGAAAGTTTAGCCGCTTTATTTTGCATAATAAGCATATCTGCGTACATCTTATGAGTCTCATGTTGCCTTTTCTTAACCTCCTTCATTGTTTCTTTCATTTCATTGTGAAACCCTGTAAAACTGAAACCTTTAAATTCTTTAGGAACCCATACTAGTTTTAACATTTCTTCCTCCTTAAAATTCACTTTCGATTACTGTTGATTACACTACATAATCACAAGTAGTCCAATATCGCTGTAACCCTTGTGTCAGTATGCTGGAACTCACTTTTAAAAAAATAATACTTTTGCTTGTTTTTTATACTTTTAATTGAAAGCTTTCTTACATAACGCCATAACTTCCTTATTACAAGCAAGCGCCATTGTCATTCTAAGTACCATTAAATTATAAGTGTCATCAAGCTTTCCGCTTGGCATTCCTTTTTCTAAATATTCTTGAAAAATAACATTTACTAAATGTTCCACCTCTTGTACATCATCTGGGAAATTACTATCATTCCTTAACGTGTTAAGCAATCCCATCATTAAATTTGCATAAATGCTTTTACTGCCTTCCTTTTCATTTACCACATAATCTTTAGTCGCTTCCATTGTTAAGAATAAAAGTCTTTCTGCTTGATCTATTTGTTTCTCATTTGGCATTTCATCAACTGAAATAATGTTTAACATATCATCACTCTTTCTATTATTTAATATATTTATTTAAGGATATTTATTGTAGCGGTCGGTAGTGGGGAAACGCCATGCCACCCCTACCACCTCTTACTAACACTGTTATATCAACGTTTGCAATCATCTTATTTGACACCATGACCATGCCACTCCATTTTTACCACTCGTGCCGGCATGGTGTTGAAAAAGTGGGTGGCATGGTCTTACCATTATTACCGACTTAGTAAAACGTTGCTACATCAACCTTTTCAACCTATGGCATGAGTGGTAGGGTGTTTTCTCACTTCTGCTCTCAACAACTAATCTAAATCATAGTCATTCTTTAAAAATAATTTTATATATCTTGCAACTCTAGTATTATCTTGTCGTATTGTTTTTTTAATTATTCCTAGATTTTCAAGCTGCCGATTGAATTTTGGCTGTGACAAACTCTTAATATTTTCATCAAAACAAAAATCTCGGTACTTATCAAAAATATTTCTAGTAGAGTCTCCTGTCTTAGCTTCTTCATCAATTCTGCAATAATCATCAATGAATCGTGATAAGTGATTGGCTTCCTTCAACCATTCTTCCTTAGCTTTAATCATTGGCTCTGACAAGCTCAATTGCCCTCGTTCCATTGCTTCACTGAACGCTTTTAAGCAATAGTAGGCAAACTGTGGTATCTCTTGTTCAATCGCTTTTAAATCATGTTTTTGCTTAAACTCTTTGCCTATCACAACGTTGAATGGTACAACGTATAATCTGCGGTCAAATCCCAAACTAAAATCATTAAATTGCGGGAGAGTATTGGCCGAAAATATCAATTTAGCAAAGTTCTTAAACATAAAAGGATCTTGCCCCTTATATTCTGCAAATAACATATCGTTTCCGGTCAATGCTTTTAACAATCCTGTCGAATCTATGAAATCTGCTGAAATATCAGCGAATATATTAGCTAACTTTTGATATAACATACTGGTAGCAAATCTATTATTTTTGTTACCTAGATCAGTCAATGAAGCGTTAGAAACATTTTCATCATTTAAGACCTTTGTTAAGTGATTCAAGAAAACTGATTTCCCATTCCCTCCTGCACCAATTAATATAGTAATGGACTGAAAGGGCGCATAGCTTCTATAAAAGCAGTAACCTATCATTTCAATTAAATACTTGGCGCTTGTATTATCTCCAGTTAACTCTTCAAGCCAAGATAATGTTTTAGTTGGTAGGTGTTCTTCATTTATATCCAACTCAAAATTATGACTTTGGAAAATGTAATCTTTTGGATTGTGCGGCTGCAACTGCTGCGTCTTAAAATTGTAAGTACCATTTTTAAAACTAACAAGATGTGGCTTACTGTGGTCAAACGGATTGCTTTTTGCTTCTCTATCATACGTTTTAATCATAATAAATCGTTTGACCTCGGCTAGTTTGCTTTGAGACCACTTGCCCACGCTCTCTAGCTCGTCTGTAATGACACTGTCCAAATACTCGGATAAGTTATCCATTCGCCATGTACCTGTCACCTTGTCGAATCTTGCGCCCTGTGAGAAGGAACTCACTCTGATGATTGGTATTTCTTTCATAAGGACATGAGCTAATTTTTGAGCAACTACTTTTTCTACCCCTTTTTCATCAGTAACTAACCAACTTGGCGTATCTGAAATTTTTTTTTCTAACGCTGGTTTAGCTTTTTGAATAAACTCAACAATATTTTCATTCACTTCTTTCAAGTAATCACCCCACTTTCTTTAAATGCTTTTTACTTTCTGTAAGTGCTTTTTCACAATACTTTTAAAAATAGTATTTACTTCTTTTTCATCAAGTGGTACGTCAATGAAATTATCATTTACAACTAAAACTAAGGTATAGATTGTCTCTAAGTCAGTTCCTAAGGATAAGCACTTGGCTATAAATCTCATAAGAAAATCATTTCTACCACCAGTCTTTGAACCTTCAACCATTTCAGTTAAGAATTTTGCCGTATACTTCGGTTTCCCTTGTGTCATAGGTTGATTCTGTGGCATTTCCAACTTACTAGATGGGTAATTATCCGCACTTGCTTCTAAGGAATCTAGTAAAAATTGAGGAAACTCGGCTAACTCTGGTAATTTACCGCTTATTCTTTTATATGCTTTCCCATCTATATGAGAAGGTGGTGCTACCACATATCCGTCTACTAAAATATCTATTCCTTTGAAGGCGTTAATTTGACGTTGGATCGTAACATTACTCGGATAATTAAAATAGTAATGTCTTCCTCCTGTAGGAGTATCAATAATCAAAGTATTGGGCAACTTCTCAAAGTGATTTTCTAGCACTTCTAATGTTTCAAAACCATTTTCACCATGGACATCAATATCAAGGATAACTAGACCTGTTTCTTTTCCAACCTGTAAACCTATATTGCATGATACGTTTTTTTCTTGATTCCAATGATCTAAAATCATTTCTTGGTTAGTTGTCGCTGAATGAAAACCATTCGAGAAATCACTAGTTTTACAAGGTATTTTAGTATTTGGATATAATGGTATGATTGGATAACTATTTTCCGCATAACTTAGTGCTGCTTTAAGAGTGAGTAATTCCATAAGTCTCACCTCTCACTACCTCTGCTTCGCAATCCACTAGAATGTCAGCGATACTTTGAATTTTTTCACTCATCATCTTTAATGATTCCGTGGCATTCGATAAGCCTTTCTCATTAAATAAGGAAAATAATACTAACTCATGATTTTTCTGACTTCCCTGTAAAGCTAAACAACTTAAATAGTTTTCTAGTAGTCCTATTTGACTTGTAACATCCGCAACCTCACACGCATAATCTGATACTAATTTATTCTTCTTCATTTCAATTTCCCTCTTTCTTTGTTATGATAGAGAGGTAAAGTTCATACAAATATTCTTTACCCCTAACACTATTGGACGGCTATCCTTTAGTGTTTTTTTTATTTCTCGCCCCCAGCTAGACTAAATTCTATTTTCATTTAAAAATTCATCTATATCTTTTTTCGAGATTCGTTTTACTTGTTGTATTTTTGAAACTGCTAACCCTTTATTAACAAAGTGTGTTGCTAATGTGCTTCTTGATACTCCAATATATTCGGCAGCTTCTCCTAGCGATAACCATTCTTTTTGAATTAGTTGTTTTGCGATCGCTTCCAACGATGGTTTTATTTCACTAATTACTCTAGAGACAAATAAATCACTTGCATGTTGGGACAATTCTATATGATCAATTTTCAGCTCCATATACTATCCTCCTAAATCGTTTTTCTTTGTATTTCTTTGCAAATGTGCAAAAAAAATTTCATCAATAGATATGTCAGGAAATATCGAAACTAATAAATTTCGAAAGATTACTTTTTCCTTGTCAGAAAAAGCCACTCGACCATTCTCTTTTAACCAATAAGATTGCTTACTTATTTTTAGTAATTGCGCTATATCATTTTGAGTATATCCTAACATTCTTCGATAACCAGCAATAATATTCATTTATCCCACCCCCTTTCGAACTTTCTTTGCATTTCTTTGCATAACTATTTATAACACTATTATTTAATCAAGTCAAACTTTTCTTTGTATTTCTTTGCAAAATAGTTTAGAATAAGTACTAACGGAGGTGAAAATATGAAACAAAACGATTTGTTAAACGAACTATTAAAGCCCGATCCTCAAAAAGTTGGACAAAGAATAAAAAAAATCAGACTTAAACTAAATCTAAGCATGAGTGATTTCGCACTAAAAGTAGACGAAAAATCAAAAAGTGGAACTATTTCCAATTGGGAAACGGGGAAAAATCTTCCCAATAAAGCAAGATTAGAAAAAATTGCACACCTTGGTTCAGTTACTACTAGTGAACTTCTTTACGGAATTGATAAAGACTTTATACATTTTATTATTTATCTTTCAAACGAAATAAGAAGTTACGAAAATAATTTAGGCTTCTCGGATAATGACTTTCCTAAAAATTATGATGAAAGGTTTATGGTTATTTCTGATATTTTCTATTCATTATTAGATGAGAAAATCGATATATATATAAAAGACAACAAAACGAAATATGTTTCAAAAGATGACTTATATTATAACCAATACAATGAATTTATTGATTTGATTTACTCAGAATATAAATTATTAGATGGAGATTTTTTTGATTTGGATGAATCGATTACTTTAGTAGCAAAAATATGTGATTTATTAATTGGTGGTGTTAGTCATACTAATTCTGGTTTTATAAGTCATTCTTTATACGAACTAAACAAAACTATGATTAACTTGGATAGTTACGCTTTAGATGAAAAGTCTAGTAAGTTTGAAGTCTTGGGAAGTATTGACTTAAATATATATAATTCTGTAACAGATATTATTCAAGAAGCAATGCACAAGATTGAAAAATTGAAGTAACCCTCTAATTCCTTGCCCCCAGCTAGCGACAAGGAGGATATACAATGGCAACATTCAAACAATACAAGAATAAGGACAACAAACGTAAGTGGCAATTCAGCGGTTACGTGGCTACTGATCCAATTACTAACAAGAAAATAGTTACAACACGAAAAGGCTTTGACACTAAAGCAGACGCTTCACTTGAATTTGATAAGCTAAAGTCTAACATTCTAAAAGCTTCCAGAAAAAAGCCTAGCACCACATTCAAAGAACTTTACGATGATTGGTTAGAACAGCACAGAAAGAGTGTAAAGCCTTCTACAATTGCAACAAATAGGCGATTTATTGAGAATCATGTCTTGCCTAAGTTTGGTACAATGAAGCTTGATAAAATCACCGTTTCATACTGTCAAAAGTGTGTGAACGAATGGCATGACGTCTATAAGCAGTATCATTATATTAGACGTGCTACCGCTCAAGTTATGAATTATGGTGTGTCTATGGAACTAATGGAGTCTAATCCAATGAAAAAAACTATCCTTCCCAGGCGGAAAGAAGCTGAAAAAAAGCCGAACTTTTATGATAAAGATCAGCTTAAGAGTTTTCTTCAATTTGTTGAAACATTAGATAATTATAAATATTTCGCCTTCTTCCGGTTATTAGCCATTACTGGCATGAGAAAGTCAGAAGCCTTAGCGCTATATATTACTGATGTTGACTCATTCAACAAGACACTTACCATCGGAAAAACTATTGCCATTGATGAACATGACAATATTATTATGCAGACACCAAAAACTACTAGCTCTTACAGAACGATTAGCCTTGATGATGATACACTGAAAGTTTTGCGTAAATGGATCAGCACCTTACAACAAGATTATTTAAAGCTTGGCTACAATACATCAAAAAAGAAGCAATTGCTGTTTCCTAATAGTTTAAATGATCTTTATTATCCGCAAGCTGTTAACGATTGGCTAGACTGGATTTATAAGAAGGCAACGGCAGCCGGTCATAACTTTGAAACGATAACGCCTCATGGATTCAGACATACCGCCTGTTCTCTCATGTTTGAATCTGGGGCAACAATCAATGAGGTTCAGAAAAGACTTGGCCACAAAGATGTGAAAACAACAATGAATATCTATTCTCACGTTACACCGCAACAAGCCGAAAATACTAGTCAGAAATTGGCAAACTATTTAGGCTTCTAAACAAATAGATAGCTTTTAAGATAGCTTTTTTCTAAAAGAAGGCAAAAAAAGAACTAGAATTGGCTATACAACGCCTTTTCTAGCTCTTATAACATGATTAACCTACACTGCCTTCCATCTCATACTGAATCAACCGATTCAATTCAACGGCATATTCCATCGGAAGTTCTTTCGTAAATGGTTCAACGAAGCCCATGACAATCATCTCTGTGGCTTGGATCTCAGTTAAGCCACGACTCATTAGATAGTATAACTGTTCTTCTGAGATTTTTGAGACTTTCGCTTCGTGCTCTAAAGCAACTTGGCTGTTATGAATTTCGTTAAAAGGAATCGTATCACTTTTCGATAAGTCATCCATAATGATTGTGTCACATTCGATATGAGAGATTGAGCCTTGGCTCTTCTTGGCGAAAGTGACTTGCCCACGGTAGTTAACTTCCCCACCGTTTTTAGCAATTGATTTTGAAATAATTGAGCTCGACGTGTTTGGTGCATTATGAATCATTTTCGCACCAGTGTCTTGGATTTGTCCTTCATTGGCAAAGGCCACTGAAAGCATTGTCCCACGAGCCCCACGACCATCTAAGTAAACAGATGGGTATTTCATCGTTGTTTTGGCACCTAAGTTACCATCAATCCACTCAACTGTGGCATTTTCATAGGCTTTCGCGCGTTTTGTCACTAAGTTATAAACGTTATCTGACCAGTTTTGGATTGTTGTATAACGACAGTAGGCGTCTTTCCGAGTAAAGATTTCAACGATCGCTGCATGTAAACTATTAGTTGAATACGTCGGTGCCGTACAGCCTTCCACGTAGTGAACGCTGGCCCCTTCGTCAACAATAATTAAGGTTCTTTCGAATTGACCCATGTTTTCGGCATTGATTCGGAAGTAAGTTTGTAGTGGCACGTCACACTGAACCCCTTTAGGCACATAAATAAACGTTCCGCCAGACCAAACAGCCGAGTTTAAAGCCGCTAATTTGTTATCTGTTGGTGGGACTAATTTTGAAAAGTATTCTTTGAATAATTCAGGGTATTCTTTTAAAGCTGAATCCGTATCAGTAAAGACGATTCCCAGTTTCGAGAATTCTTCTTTCATGTTGTGGTAAACCACTTCTGATTCATACTGAGCACTTGCTCCCGCTAAGTATTTACGTTCTGCTTCTGGAATCCCGATTCGTTCAAAGGTTTCTTTGATTTTATCTGGCACATCATCCCAGTCACGGGCTGGTTCGTTACTTGCTTTTTTATAATAAGTTAAGGCTTCAAAATCAATGTCTGATAAATCAGGTCCCCATTTTTGCATTGGCATTTTTTTGAATGTCTCGAAAGATTTTAAGCGGAAGTCTAACATCCACTCTGGTTCTTCTTTGACTCGTGAAATTTCACGAACGATTTCTTCTGTTAAGCCAGCACCCGTCGTAAAGACTGATTCCACATCATCATGGAAACCGTAACGGTATTCTTCAAGTTCAGGAACTTCGCTTGTTCCTAAGTCTAAGTCAGTTATTTGTTCACTCAT